CAACCCACGCCAGAAGGCGCTGCACCACCAGCACAATAGGAGTTTTTATGCTGACTAATGGTAATTCCAACATCAATAGTGGTTCTGGTGGTACAAACGGCGGCACTGACCGTTATTCGTACAAAAGTGACCAGCCAAGAATGAACGAATCTCAGTTAAAACAGATTTATCGCACCCCTCAACTCAATTACGGTCGTGCAACGATGAATCGCACGGGTTATCAACGCGCTGGAGGTCGATTTTCATGATGCAACGCAAAATGTTACGTTACGCTCGCCGTTCACGCCGTTAATCGCTTGACAGACGGTCGTTAAGTGGTATAAACCGCGCTGAAAGGATTTATTATGGCTGTGAGCGCTGAAGAACTGATGAAACTTATTCGCGGCGGTGCCAAAGATGGCAAAGCCTCGATGGAAATTGAGGTTGAAGAAGAAGGTACCGAAGGTGAAGAGGGTATGGAGAAGAAGCCTGCCCTCTCTGGTGCTTCCTCGCCTCCTATGTCTTCTCCCATGTCTACCCCAGAGCCTAAGAAGGGCGAAGAAATGCAAGGCCGCATTGATGTGCAGCTTGGCATGGGGATGCTCATGGGGGCGATGCAAAAGTTTCCTGATGGATCGCCAGAACAAAAGGCGGTTAAAGAGGCAATTGGCAAGCTAGGCTCTGCTTTTGGCGAGATGGATTACAAAGCTAAAGAGTTAGTACCTGCTGAAATCTTGCAAATGATTCAAACCCTGCCACAGGCTGGTGGCGCGTCGGCTGAGATGCGAGCGATGGCTGCGGCACCAACCCCTGGGACTCAAAACCCACCCCTTCCTATTTAGGAGCAACGTATGGAACTGTTTAAGCCTAGAGCTGGAACGATTCGTCGGCCTACCGATAATCAACAGCAAAATGGTCAGATTTACAATCCACCCCGCTATGAGCCGTTCGGCGGTCTATCAAATTCGTCTAAGGTTTCTAAAAACCGCATGACGTTGAGCAAACCAGGTGACACCAAGCGTGTCATTTGATTGAAGTTGAGGGCTGAAAACTATGTCGCTTGAAAACCTTACCCCTGACGCAAGAGATGAACTTGCTGCCTTGGCTAAAACCTTGGCTGAGAATCCGAAAACCCGAAAGGAGTTTCTGAGACTGACAAAGCAAGCTCATCCTGATCTTCCGGTGCCTGAACTAGAAATCGAAGACCGTACTTCTAAAGCTATTGATGCTCAACAGCAAAAAATTGCTCAATTAGAAGCTCGATTGAAAGAGAAGGATGCTCGTACAGAACTGGAACGGCGTAGAAATACGCTTAAAGAAAAGCGTCTTGCCGAAACTGATGATGATGTTAAAGCCATCGAGAAATTGATGATTGAAAAAGGCATTAGTAATCATGAATCGGCTGCTGAGTATTACAACTGGATGAAGCAAGCTGACAGGCCAACACCGGCCTATAGCAATCAGCCGATTACTTCTAAAGTCAATGATTTTCAGAAGTATTTGAAGAATCCGGCAGCGGCGGCAAGGGAAGCGGCGGCAAATGCGTTAAATGAATTGAGGCAGGGCAACCAGTCTCGACCTATTGGCCTTCGTTAACTTAGCTTAAAAGGAATACATCATGCCTATTGGTGGCGGTATTATCCCAGCAAGCGGCACCAGTCAATACAATGAATTGACCTACGTCACCCGTAGGGCATTTATTCCTAAACTGGTTGTCCAGCTTTACAACTCCACTCCCTTGCTCGCTGCACTGCTGGCAAATTCGCAAACCGCCTCCGGTGGTGTGTCTTCAGTGACAGTGCCTGTTCAGGGTTCGCAATTTGTTAATGCTCAGTGGTCGGACTATAGCGGTTCGTTTGCACAACCTGCTGTTCAGCAAGGTGCGTACAACGCTGAGTTCAACTTAAAGCTCATGATTGCGCCGGTTCCATTCCTCGGTATGGAAGGTGCGGTACAGCAAGACTATGCTGTGATCCCTTTGATTGAGGCTCGCATGAACGATGCGACCAACGTCATGATGGATGCGATGGCAACGGCGCTGTACACCAATACCAGCAATGCACAACAGTTTACGGGTTTGCCCATTGCTGTTGATTCGGCTGGTACTTACGGTGGCCTGTCACGCTCGACCTACTCATGGTGGGCATCCAAAGAGTACGCAGCAGGTTCGGTTAACCCAACTCGCCAGAACATCCTCCAGTACATCTCTGGAACGGTAAAAAATGGCGCTGAGGTTCCAACCTTTGGTGTTTGCGGTTTTGGTACTTGGACGCTGTTGGCGCAAGACTTTGTAGGCCAAGAAACCTACATGATCACGCCAGGAAGCAGCTTTGCTCAAGGTGAGGATGGCCCAACATCAGGCTTTCGTGCTTTGATGGTTGCTGGTGTACCGATCTACCCCGATCCGTATTGCACAGAAGGTGAGCTGTATCTGCTGAACACGAACTATCTCAGCATGTACATTCACGATCAAGCCGAGTTTGCCTTCACGGGCTTCGAGTCCACGCTGCCTAACTGGCAGATTGGTTATGTTGGCGCAGTGTTGACCATTGCAGAAATGGTGAGCACCAAGCCTAAGAGCATGACCAAGGTGACTGGTCTTAACTCGCTCACGCTGTAAGGAGATCAAGTCATGGCTCTTGCACTTAATAAAATCATTGTCAGTGGGCTTAACAGCGATGCTGCTGGTGCCTATTTCGACTATGTTACCCAGTCAGTTACCGCAGGTACGGATTACACCTTGCCTGCTGGCCTGTACATTATTTACCCTGTAGCAAACTGCAAATATCAAGCCTACAATGGCTCGTCATGGGCAGACGTTATTGCGGCAAATACGGGTGGCATGATCGTTTCTGATGGTCAAAACGTGAAAATCGTTTCGACTTCTGGCACGGTTACAGCGCTCTTCTTGACTGTCAATGGCGGTCAGGCAGCAACTGGCACTTATAACGCATAAGCGAGGTAAAGCATGGATGCCAACAAAGTCGGTAGTCTGTTACCGCAGCAGTTCGGAGGTATCCTGCTTGGGAAGTTGATTGGTGCCAATATGGATAGCACCGCCGATCAACGTATCGTGATGTTCAGCAATCCGTCTAAGTTCATTCTTCGTCGGATTGTTGTAACGAATGCTTCCATCTCATTGACCACTGCGGCAGGCGGCGTTTATACCGCCGTTTCCAAAGGTGGTACAGCGGTAGTTGCATCATCCCAAGCATATTCTTCGCTTTCGGCCTCAACCTTGTTTCTTGACCTGACGCTTAATACGTCTGGCAGCGCAAGTACCACGGTGAAGTCGAGTATTCCCAATCTGTATTTGTCGCTGACAACCGCTCAAGGTGCAGCAGCAACCGCAGATGTTTATGTCTACGGGGATATTCTCGAAGCATGATCTTTGTGACTAACAAAGGTGGCGATACGCTGGTTGGCAAGTATGTCGATCAGCGTATTGAGTTTCCTCCTAACAAAAGTGTTCCAGTGGAACCTATCGTTGCTCGCCACATTTTTGGCTACGGCGATGATAATAAGATTCCTTACTTGGTGCGTCTTGGCTGGATGAAAATGAATACAGACTATGAGAAAGCTATGGCTAAACTCAAAGAGTTTGTATTTACAGACGCGCCAATAAAGTCCGACCACTTGTCAGCCCTCGTGGTGGATCGAGTAGCCGCACCTCCGCTTCGCGGTAGGGGTGCGGCAAAAGTCCATACCTCTCGCAATGAGGCATAAATGGCAACCTTTACAAGCTATATTGCAGATGTCAGAAGGCTGCTGCATGACGCTACGGGTGTGTTTTGGTCGGATACAGAACTCACGGATTACATCAATGATGCAAGGCATCGGGTAGTCCGCGATACAGGTTGCTTACGAGCTATTCTTACAGGTAATACAACAACGTCTGTTGAAACGTTTGATATTACGACGCTGACGCTTCCAAGTTACGCTGATCAAATATTAGATGTCATCAACGTTAACTTGTACTGGGGCAATACTCGCATTCCGCTTCGGTACATGTCATGGTCGCAGTTCAATGCTGAGTTGAGGTTCTGGCAAAACTATACGGGAAGACCGATTGCTTTTACTAGATACGCTCAAAGCACGATTTACTTAGGCCCAGTGCCTGATCAAGTTTATGTCATGGAGTTCGACACTATCGTTTTGCCGGTAGCATTGACCTCTGACTCTCAAACCGAACCAATTTTAGAGCCTTATACCTCTCCTGTGGCGTTTTACGCTGCTTATAAGGCAAAATACAAGGAACAATCCTACGGCGAAGCAGAGATATTTAATGCTGAATACAAGAAACAACTCTTGGCAGCAATCAACTCTAGCTTTACTCGTCGTTTGCCCACACCCTATTCTGTACCGTACTAATTATGGCTGCTGTTGAGCAAAAGAAGTCCTACCATGTAACGAAGGATTTCAAAGGGCTTAACACCAAAGCCAACCGTACGGCCATCCGTGAGGATGAATTTGCATGGCTTGAAAATGTCATGCCGGTTGGGTACTCCAACCTTAAAGTCATTCCTAAAGAAAAGCGCGTTACTTATACAGGTACGAACTTTACTTGGGGTGGCACAGTGCACTACATGTCTGCTGCCAATATCAATGGCATTGCTTACATGTTTGCTTTCTTTACTGATGGAGGTGCGCAATATGTCAGTTTGGAAACCCCTACCGCGCCGGTCACGCTGGCTAGCTCAGGCACCTTCAGCGGCACTAGAACACAAATCAGTCAATGGAAGAATGAACGAGTCCTTATCATTGACACAACTTATGGCTACGCTACGTTCGACGGGACGAATCTCGTTCGGGTCGGTTCGGTCGCAACCGTTACGGTCACAGCAGGCGGCAGTGGATATACCTCAGCGCCCATCGTAACGTTCTCCACGCCTAATGATACGGGTGGTATACAAGCGACAGCGACTGCAACGGTTACGGCTAATGCTGTTACTGCCATTACGATTGGTGAGTATGGAACGGGTTATACCAGCGCACCAACTGTTTATATCGGCACGGCAGGCGCAGTTTCATGGGCATCAAC